GATTTTAAATAAGCCCCCCTTACCCCCCACAGATAATAATCTATGTTACGGAATAAGTAAGAGAGGTTTACTTTGCTGGAGAGGACGTTCGATGCGTCCGGTTGAGTCAACCATTATCAATCTGAGGTTGAAAGCAAAGAAACTCACGTGTGATAAATAAGCCCCGAGAAAAATTACACACGCTAGAAAGAACAGAACTACTATTTTAGTTTATCGGTACGTTTATTTATTTCTTTAACACATTCTAGAAATTATTTTATCTGTCGATAATATCATTAGAATAATTAAAAAATTTAGGAGATACTATGGAAGCCTCCACAGAGAAAGTAGTAAAAGAGTACAAAGTAAAATCAAAAGAAGAATCTAGAGTAAAACGTACTAAGACAACTAAGGAAGAACGTAACTCAGATGACGAGAATCAAATCTTAAAGAGAATACCTAGAGGAGCTGGAAGACCTAAACGATTTACACCAACTAAACTTAGAAATAGGATTAATGATTATTTTGCTTGGTGTGAAAAGAAACAAGCTTACCCTAATGTTAAAGGGTGTATGCTCCACTTAGGTATGGCTAGAGACCAATGGTATCAGTATGAGAAGTATCCAGAGATGAAACCAATTCTAGATTGGGCTAGAGATGCAATGGAAGCTTGGAGTATGAATGACCTTTGGAAAACTACATCATCTAATACTAACAAACAATTAGTTGCTAAGGTTAGTCATGGTTGGACTGAAGAAAAACAAGTTACTCATGTACATATGGATAAGGAACAAGCTCTAGCTAGATTAGAGGCTCTCGCTCCTATGCTCTTGGAAGCACTAAAGAGTCAATTAGTCTTAGAACAACTTACCCAAATAAAGAGTGAGGCTGTACCCGCAGAGTTTCATGCGGTTGAGTTTAAGGAGGTTTCTTAATGTCCTTACTTGATGGTTTAACTAAGAGTTTAGTATCAGTATATGCTTCTCAGCTTTCTCTCAGAGAGCAAGAGGAAGTTATAGCTGCCTTAGAGGTTCTAGCTAATGATAAGAAGTATAATAAGTTTCAGAACTTCTTTCCAGATACAGGTGAGTATAAGAGAGAGTTGTACAAGAAACACCTAAACTTCTTCAGAGCTGGTGCTTCATATAGAGAGCGAGGTTTCATCGCAGCAAACCGTGTTGGTAAGTCAGAAGCAGGAGCTTATGAAACAGTTTGTCATGCTACAGGTATGTACCCAGAATGGTGGGAAGGTAAGAGATTTAACAAACCTACTATGATTTGGGTTGGTGGTGACACAGCAACAACTTGTAGAGATATTATACAAAAGAAACTATTGGGGGAAATTGGTGACTTCGGCTCTGGAATGCTTCCTAAAGACACTATCCATGAAACAAAGACGCGCCGTAATGTGCCTGATGCGATTGAAACAATCCGAGTCAAACATCTCTCAGGTGGAATATCAACGATTGTTATCAAGACTTACGAGCAAGGTAGAGCAACGTGGCAAGGAACAGAAGTAGATTGTGTTTGGATTGACGAAGAGTGTCCAGCAGATGTTTATGGCGAAGCTCTTATTCGTACAATGACAACTAATGGTACTGTCTTTCTTACCTTTACTCCTCTTTCAGGTCTTACTGACCTAGTTATTAACTTTCTAGAGAATAGTCAAGAGACAGATGTTAAGTACCCTAAATTTGTTACTAATGTGACTTGGGATGACGTACCTCACTTATCCTCTAAGGATAAAGAAGAGTTACTTGCAGCTACACCACCTAACCTTAGAGATGCACGTTCTAAAGGTGAACCAACAGTAGGTGCTGGTAGAATATATCCTTTATCTATTGAAGAGATAACTTGTGATGATTTTCAAATACCTAAATATTGGAGAAAAGCTTATGCTATGGATGTTGGCTGGAATAACACCGCTGCTATCTGGGGAGCATGGGATGAACAGAATGATATTATGTATATTACTTCTGAGCACAAATTAGGCGAGGCACAACCTGTAATACACGCTTCTGCTATTAAAGCTAGGGGTGATTGGATGAAAGGTGTAATTGACCCTGCATCTAGAGGTAGGTCTCAAAAAGATGGTGAACAATTATTTAAACTATATAAAGATGAAGGACTTAAAATTATACCTGCTATGAATGCTGTGGATGCCGGTATATATGAAGTATGGCAAAGATTATCAACTAGTAGATTAAAGTTTTTCAAATCTTGTACGATGTTACAGAAAGAGTTCAATCTATATCATAGAGATGAAAAAGGAAAGATAGTAAAAAAGAATGACCACCTTCTAGACTGTTTAAGATATCTTGTTCTCTCAGATAAAAATATATGGGGTTTTCAACCAGCCCCCGGAAACCAACAGAAGGTAGTGAATATAGACCAATATATGAGAGCATGTGTTTAAGGGGGATTTATGGGAAGCATTTTGGATACATTAAAAGGCGCAATGGAAACTGTTAAGAAATCAAAACCTATGGAAGGTATAGAAGAAGTAGGTACTGCTCTAAAAGAAGGTGGGAAAGCTGCTCTAAAGAAAGGTAAAGAATTAGGTCAAGATGTAAAAACTATGTATAATTTAGTTACTGAACCTAAGACTAAACCTAAAGCTAAAGTTGAGGAGTAATTTATGGGAAATCCTTTAGACACACTTAAAAAATCAGGTATTACTAAATCTACAAATACTTCAGTGGATGGTGTTATTAGTGATTTAATTAGTAAAGCATTTACTACTAGAAATCTTCTCCACTTTGCACATTGGAATACTAACTCTTTTGCAGCTCATATTGCTCTTGGTGATTTATATGATGATATCATAGAAGATATTGACGAGATTGTAGAAACATATCAAGGTAAATTTGGTTTAGTAAAGAATTTACATTGTGATGCAGCTACACTCCCTAGTAATATTGTAGGTCACGTTAAAGAAGAAGCTAAATGGGTCGAAGATAATAGATGCTTCATTAGTAAAGGTGAAACTTCAATTGATAATCTTATAGATACTCTTATAGGGCATTATCATAAGACAGTATATAAACTAGAAAATCTAAAGTAAAAGGAGTATTATTATGGGATTTCCAATGGAACTGCTTAAAAAAGGTATGGGTGCATTTAAAGGTAAAGATAAAAAACCAGTAGAAGGGTCTCCAGCAGAAGAAGCAGGTGAGTCTAAACAGTTTGAAGCTGGTGAAAAAGAGGGTTCTAAAGAATATAAAGGTAAAAAACCTGTTGTTAAGGGATTTCCTAAGAAAAAGGGTAAGTAATTATGGCTCTACCTGTTAATAAACCATCAAAAGTAGCTGACCCTCAAGGGGATTTAGCCATGCTTAAGGAGGCAATCAAGCCTCAAGAGAATGAAGTAACTAAAAAATTAGCTACTCATATTGAAAAAGTATGGAGTAAGAACCAAAGGGATAACAAACCTGTGCGTTTGGAGATGATTAAGCTTCAAAGACGGGTTAGAGGTGAGTATGAACCCGCTAAACTAGCTGCTATTAGAGCCTTTAAGGGTTCTGAGGCATATATTCGTTCAGCAGAGAATAAAGCTAGGGCAGCAGATTCTTGGATTAAGGATATTTACAGAGGTGATACTGATTTACCTTGGAGTTTAGAGCCTACAGCCATACCAGACCTACCCGATGAGTCTCTTGAGACCATTAAACAGCAAACTATTCAAAGAGGGCAGTTTTTAGAGCAACAAGTCACTGCATCTGGTATGGTTCCAGACCCAGAAGCCATTGCTCAGATGATGCAAGAGTACTATGAAGAATCTTTAGATAAAGCTAAAGATGAAATTGTCAAAGATGCTAAAGAAAAGTGTGATAGAGCAGCTACTCTTATTAGAGACCAGAATCAAGAAGGTGGTTGGAATGATGCCTTTAAGGATTTCCTTTATTATTTCATCAGACTTAAAGCTGGTATCATCAAAGGCCCAATCCTCACTAAGAAAAAGAAACAAGTATGGCAACCATCACCTGAAGGTGGGTATACTCTTAACACTATAGATACATTAGTTAATGATGTTTACTGTGTGTCTCCATTTAACTTCTATCCTTCTAAAGGTATGAAGACTATTAACGATGGTGATGTTATTGAAGTACATGAATTATCTAAGCAAGCTATTGCAGACCTTAAAGGTGTTCCGGGTTACTCTGATGAAGAGATATCTGCTGTATTGGAGAAGTATGCTAAAGGTGATTTAGCTTCTAAGTGGTTTGTTATTGATGATGAAACAGCAGTTAAACAAGTTACAAAAGAGAAAAATTATCAACAGACTGTTCCACCAACACAAAGTACAGCCGACACTGCTGCTGATACAATACTAGCCCAAGAGTTTTGGGGAACTGTTTCAGGTAAACTTTTAATTGATTGGGGTATGGAAGGTAATATTGACCCTGATACACAATACCAAGTCAATTGTTGGAAGATTGGTAAACACGTAATTAAAGCTGTAATCAATCCAGATAATCTTGGTAGAAAACCTTATCATGTATCTAGTTGGGCTAAGAATCCAGAATGGATTTGGGGTGAAGGTCTTATTGAATTTGCTGCTCCAATTGAAGATGCGATGAATGCTATTATTAGAGCACTTATTAATAATATTGCTATAGCTTCCGGCCCAATGGCTGAAATAGATAAGGATAGAGTAGATGAACGTACTCCTATATATCCTTGGAGACAATTATACTCTACATCTTCTCAGATGAAAAATGATGGGGATGCGGTTAAGTATTATCAACCACAAATGCACTGTCAGGAACTTATTGTCGCATGGCAACACTTCGCTAAGGTTCTTGATGAAATGACTGTTCCTGCATACGCACAAGGAGCTTCTCAATCCGGCGTAACTGCTGGAACTGCTACTGTGTTTACACAATTACTTGCGGCTGCTTCGCGCAGCATTAAAGCTGTTGTAGCTAACCTTGATGATGATATCTTTGTACCTTATCTTCAAATGTGTTATGACTATGCTATGAAGTTCTCTGATGATGATACTATCAAAGGAGATGCCAGAGTAGTTGCTAAAGGTGTTGCAGGTATTCTTGCTAAAGAACAACAATCACAAAGAAAAGTAGAACTTCTTCAAGTTACTGCTAATCCACTCTATGCCCAAATACTTGGACAAAAGAATATCGGTTCTGTTCTTGCTCAGATATTTAAAGCTAATGATATTACTCTACCAGAAATGGATAGACTCAATGGTGATAAATCTGCTGAAGACCAAATACAAGAAATCCTTATGGCTCAAGCTGGTGTTCAAAGAGATACTCTGCCGGGAAACCCGGAAGGACAAATAGGAGCAGGAGGTAGTCCAACAGCACCTCAAGGAACTAACCCAGATGGAAGTAAGGCAGGAGTAAATAATGGCTAATGACCAAGAATATAGAACACTAAGTTTTATAAAGCAAACACAAGATGGTTTAGACTTTATTGAGTATTTAGAGAAATTATCTAAAAAGAATTATAATGAATTTTTAAGATGTGATAAAGATAAATCAGAAGTTCATAAAGGGATTGCTATTGCTTTAGATAATCTAATTAAACTTTTTGAACATTGTGATAATAAAGAAAAACAACATGAGTATGATTATAGTATATTTTAATAGATTATCGTAGCTAGGAGGCATCCGAAAAGGCGAACCCTACGCTCTGCTACGATAAATACATTAGGGATTATCTAAGGGGGATAATATGTCAAAAAGAAATAAATTAGAAGGTTTAGTATTTGGAAAATTAACAGTAATTAAATTAGATTATAAAGATAATTATGGTCATCTTATTTGGTTATGTAAATGTAGTTGTGGGAATATAACAAAACTAAAAAGTACAGCATTACTTAATAGAGGAACTAAAAGTTGTGGTTGTTATAGAATAGATAGAATAAAGGAAACACGAACAACACACGGATTATCTAAACATTTTTTATACCCTACATATATAAGTATGTTAAATAGGTGTTATAATCCTAAAACAAAATGTTATTTTAATTATGGTGAGCGTGGTATCAAAGTCTGTGATAGATGGTTAGAGT